AGGCATCAGATGGGAAGTGTTGTCAGAAAAGGCAATATCGAGCATCATCATCAGCCAGAGGATACAACTACCAGTGGCGCAAGTATCGGCTGAAATTCCTTGCTCTAAATCCTTTGTGTGTTGAATGTTTAACAGAAGACATCACAGAAGCCGCCGATACAGTGGATCACATCACAGCACACAGGGGAGATGAAGAACTGTTCTGGGATGTGACCAACCATCAAGCAATGTGCAAGTATCATCACGATAGGAAGACAGGCAGGGGAGAGTAAATGGATTTTCTCGATATCATATGTGTTGACCACTTAACACACTACGCCACAGAGGAAGTTCTCGTGCATTACATCTGCCAGCATGATGATGAACCAAGGACTTCACGCATAACAGAAACACTGTTCCGACAACTGCGAGACCTTCCAGAGCCGGGAATACCAGCATCGATGTATCAGATGCTTCAGATGATCACAGAACAGATGCAACGGTTTGAACCACAAGAACAGCAGGCCAGTACACATGATTGGAAGGCAGAAGGTTTTTGATTCGAGAACGCTATATAACTTCAGTTGTTTTTACTCCAACGACTTATGAGTTTGAACCGCATTGCCTTGTTATTCCTTTGGCAATGCGGTTTTTCTATGCGCAGAAACAGCCCTGTATACCATAGGCCCATTAAAAGTTGAGCATATATGCCGAGCATGATCTCATGCTGCCCGTGTAGATTTTTTGCGTACACTATTAAGAAATTGACCAGACCTTTCATACAATACACCATGCAACACTACAAACCACAGGCCACAGGACAGCACAAGAGCTTCCGAAACTTCTGGATTCTAAGGAGAGCCATGCGAAGAATCATCAGTGATATAGCAGCCGCACAAGCAACAGGTGATGTTGGCTTGCAAGTAGAACTGCAATGCAAGTTGGGCTTGATATCACGGAGGATGCAGAGTGTCAGTTAAGTATCAATGTCCGATGTGGCTTTCAACTATAGCAAAGCAATATTGGAAGAAGCTTGCGCCACTTGTCAACTTAGAAGATGTCAGCACAAGAGAACAACTGACAATACTTGCCGACAGTTATGCACAATACAGAACAGCATCGACGATCTTGAACAATGAAGGATTGACGATCACCACCAAGACGACCACCAAAGCACACCCGGCAGTTGCAATCAAAGCGATTGCAGCCAGCCAGATAGACAGACTCACCAAGGTATTATTTGACAGCACAACAGACCAACCAAGCACAGACGAACTCGATAGATTCCTTGGATGAATTCTACTTCGATGAATCGTATGCTTTGAAGTTCAAGGATTTCTATGAATCGTTTTGTGTAATAACAGAACGCTGTCTTGGTGGAGATGTTGGCGCACCATTGAAGATGATACCTTGGCAATACACAGACATCATCAAGCCGCTATATGGTTGGCGGCGCAAGTCCGATGATTCAAGACGGTACACACATTGTGGCATCTGGATTCCCAAGAAGCAAAACAAATCTGGACTGATTGCAGCCATTGCCCTGTATCACATCATCGTTGAAGAACCAGCAGCATCAGCATATGTGATTGCTAGTAAGATCGAGCAAGCCAAGATCGTCTTCAACTTCGCAGCCAACACATGCAGATATGGGAAGCTTAATAACTACGTTGGGAAGTCCAAGCAGTTGTGGCTGCGAGATACCAACAACACAATTGAATGGACAAGCAAGCAAGCTATCAAAGGAAAGCTGCGAGTGATGCCAACAACACCGGAGGGAATATCAGGACCAAGCGCAAGCTTGGTCCTGTACTGAATGATGAAATAGCAGAGTGGAACGCCACACATGCAAGGACAATCTATGATCGTCTGGCAGGTGCAACGGCTGCAAGAGGTGGCTTGCATGTTGTCATATCAACTGCACAATTCGACCGATCACATCTTGGCTTTGAACTTTATGAGTATGCAAGGAAGGTGAAAGAGGCAGAGATTGAAGACCCGCATTTCCTGCCAGTCATATACAACATACCAGAAGAATCGTCTTGCATATGTGGAGAGTGTGATGGAGATAAAGAAGGTTGGCGATGTCCTGAACAATGGTGGCTGGCGAATCCATCTGTTGACATCACTGTTCCGAAGTCCTTCTATCACGAGAAATACAAGACCGTTCAGAACAACCCAAGAGAGGAAGCCGCATTCCGAACCTTGCTATGTGGGCAGTGGGTAGGCAGTGCAGAACAATGGATTGCTTCCAATGTCTGGCACGAGTGTAAAGAAGATTTCACAGAAGAGAGTCTGCACGGTTGCCCTGCCTTCATCGGTGTTGATAGTGCAAGAAGATTAGACCTTGCCAGCCATGTTGTTGTTGTGATGAAAGACGACTTGCTTTACATCCTGCCAAGATTCTATATGCCAGAAGACGGAGCATTGAAGAAAGAAAAGGCAGACCGTGTGCCATATATCAGGTGGCAGACGGAAGGATTGATACAACTAACACCCGGTGATGTGATCGATCCATCTGCAATCAGAGAAGGAATCATCAAGGATTGCAATCTGTTCGATGTGTATGAAGTCCGATATGATCCATATGGCTTTGAAGAGAGCCGCCAAATCCTAGAGTATGACCATGATATTCCTATGGTGGAGGTGCGCCAGTCCTATCAATCGATGTCTTCTCCCACTGCATACTTTGAAAGAATGATTCTTGCCAACACCATCAGACACAATGGCAACTCGATTCTATCGTGGAACATGCAGAACATAACACTTCGCAGCGATGCACAGGATCACATAATGATTGATAAGCTTCGATCACATGGAAGGATTGACGGAGCATCTGCAACAATCATTGCAATGTCTGGTGTGCAGTCCATTGAAGCCAGCCCCGATCTTGATATCTGCATGTTGTTATAGAGATGAAAAGCAAGCCAGCCGCCCTACATACTGGCATGGCATGGATACAGAATCTTATAAAGCGTAGCAATCCTTTCAACAGAGAGAACGTGAGTATCAATGAAGCCATTGATATTCTAGGTGGCGAAACTTCCTTCAGTGGTGTTAGGATCACAGACCGTTCTGCCTTGGGAAACCCGGCAGTATGGAAAGGAATACAACTGATATCACAATCAGTTGCAAAGCTTCCACTTCTCACATATCGAAGAGGGGATAACGATAGCAGAGAGAGAGCCACAGAACATCCTGCCTATCGTCTGTTGAAGAGAAGCCCCAACGATCACACATCACATTACATCTTCAAGCAATCCATGATGCAAAACGCATTGCTTCACGGGAATGCTTATGCTTGGATTTCTCGTGATGGTGGTGGCAACCCGATAGAACTGATTATGTTGGATAGCACACAGACATTCCCAGCAAGAGAGAACGGCCAGCTTCTTTACGTCACAACCGTTGATGGTGAAGAACGGAAGTTAAGATTCTCTGATGTCTTGCACATCAAAGGATTAAGTCCTGATGGTCTTATCGGCTGGAGTGTTATCGATGTTATGAAAGACGCACTTGGCTTGGGCTTGTCTGTCATGCGATACAGTGCAGTCTATTTCAAGAATGCAGCCAAGCCATCTGTTGTGATTGAACTGCCGCCGAACATTCGAGACAAAGAAAAGATCGAGCAGTTCCGTCATCAATGGGGAAGTATGCACCAAGGTTTGACCAACAGCCACAGACCTGCACTTCTGACATCTGGCGCAAAGGTGATTCCTATATCTAACAACAATGAAGAATCACAATTGTCCGAGAGCATGGAGAATGATCGAATCATGGTTTCTAACATTCTCTCCATTCCGCCACATATGCTTGGCGCAAACATCAGCACCAGCCACAGCAGTTTGGAAAGTGAAAGCAAGTCTTTCTTATCTAATACCTTGGACGGATGGCTTCACAACTGGGAATCTGAATGTTCGCAAAAATTATTGACTGAAGAGCAGAAGGAAAATGATTCACACTTCATGGAGTTTGAACGCAAAGCAATCATCAGCATCGATGCCACAACACAAAGCACTCTTGCCATTCAAGAATACAACAATGGAATCATCTCATTTGAAGAGTTGCGAGCAATGAACAACAGGCCGACAGTGAAAGACCCAAGCCACACATTCAGAAGACCTGCAAATATCTTGGTTGAAGGTGAAGAACCAGAACCAGAAGACGGAGGCACCACATTTGAACAGCAGCCACAGGACGAGCCACAGGACACAGACGGCCCGGCAGACGATGAACCAGCCACAGAAGACACAGAAGACGATACAGAGCCACTGAGAGCGATCACAGCAGCCACCCTGCAACGGCTGGTGAACAGGATGGCAAAGGGGAAGGACATCGAAGCCAGCCGTTCAATCATGCTGGAATCATTCGAGATGTTCCCAGCCGCCGAACAATTCACAGATGATCTTCTGACAGGACTGGCAGAAGAGTTGCAGGCCAGCTTGCCAGAACAACGGGCTTCTGTATTCAGCCGCATAGATATTAAAGAACACACAGAGAGGTTGATAAATGGAAAGACGATATAACCAGACGCACATCAGAAGTGAAGGAAACAAAATCAGTGGATATGCTTCTGTCTTCTTTGACGGAACACCTGAAACTGAATTCAAGATGTGGAAGGATGGCCCTGTTGAGAGAATGAGCAAGACAGCTTTCAACCGTGCTATCGATGAACGGCATGATGTCAGAGCATTATACAACCACAATCCAGACAACTTACTTGGCAGGACATCAGCCGGAACACTCCACATCACAACTGATGCAAAGGGATTGCGCTACTCGATTCCATTTGATGCAAATGATGCCGATCATGTTAGAGTGAAGAGCAAGCTTGACAGGGGAGATTTGACAGGTTCAAGCTTCGCATTCCAAATTACAGGAGATGAGTGGAGCAAGGAAGACGGCAAGGAAGTCAGGACAATTACAGATGTCAGCTTGGTTGACGTAGGCCCGGTAACATATCCAGCATATGAGGGAGCAACAGCCAGCACCAGAGATGCAGCCACACTGCAATCATATGACAACTGGAAAGCCAAACAGGAAACACAGAAGAGAATCGAGAAACTGAACAACCTGCCTATATAACTTCAGCATTAGATATATTTTGATTTCAGCCCTGTCGATTGTTTCGACAGGGCTTTTTTCGTTTCCGTGCATAGATAACCTTGCAACCTCAAAGCCCAAGTGCAGAGAGTACAGCCAAGCCTGTTGCGTTGCCAAGAAAAACTAACAAGACGCAAGAGGTAACAAATGAATCTATATGAATCAAAAAAGCTGAGAGAAGAGAGAGCATCTGTTGTGAAAGAGATGCACGAGCTTTCCGCAGTAATCAAAAATGAAGATCGAAACTTCACGGCAGAAGAGTCTGAGAAGTTTGATCGAATGGACAAAGCACAAGAAGACCTGCAAGAGAGAGCAGAAGCCAGTTCACGGATTGAAAAGGTTGAAGGACTCGATTGCAATATTCCACAATCACAGAACAAAGAATACCGAAGCAATCCTATCATCACAGAAGATGATAAGCAGAACGCTTGCAAAGGTTGGCTGTTGCGTGCAGGTGGTCAAGATCACTTGAACAAAGAACAGTACACAGAAGCCGCAAGCAAGTGTGGTTTGAATATGAATTCAAACACAATGGATGTGAGTCTTCGAGCGCAGTCCACAACCACAACGGAAGGTGGACACGGTATCAATCTCTCCATGTTTGAAGGATTCGATGAAGTTCTTCTGGCACATGGTGGAGTCAGAGCAGCCGCAAAAAGAATCAACACTTCTGATGGTGGTGCAAGGCATTTTGCCACAATTGATGACACGGCTGTTTCAGCAAATATCGTTGGTGAAAACACTGATGCCACCAATGATAGCATTACATTCGGTTCTGTAAGCGTTCCAGTTTATACCTATGTCACAGAAGTATTTCCTGTATCTGTTGAACTGATTCAGGATAGCGAAATGGATATCATGTCATTTGTTGTTGATGCACTCGGCACAAGATTGGCAAGAGCAACCAATGCACACTTCACAACTGGAGACGGCACAGCAAAACCA